CATCAGACGTTCCTCGCAGCTTGCTCAAGTGTCCCGCCGCCTGCGGGGGCCTCTGGCTCGCCCATGGTGGGTGGTGGCCGGTTGGCGGGGCTGAGTTCAGGCCGTCCCCCGCCAGCGTTATTCATGACACCGCCAGCCTCCGGGCTACCCTGTCCAGGCCGCTCTGGAATGCCTCGCCCCTGCTGAGGAGCCAGGGACTGCATGAGCTGGCCGAGGGCGATGGTCAGGATGTCCGCCAGGGTGCTGTCCATCTCGGTGCCGCTGTCCCTCGCGGCCATTATCATCTCCGGCAGCACCCGCGAGGCCATGTCCGCGTTCACCATGAATGGCGAGTCCCCGATGGAGTCCTCGCGCCGACGCTTCTGCTCCAGGAGGTCGTCCTGGACATGGAGGACGTTCTCACGAACCCAGGTCTGGGAGAGGATGGATGAGAGTTGGACGGCGATGTTCGCCTTCATCATGTCGTCTTCCACCAGACCCCAAGGTATATCGGAATTGACGTAGTGGGTTTCGGGCATATCGGCGGGAGCAAACTCCTCATCGAAGAACCCCGCCATCTGCCCTTCCATAACGCTGCCCTGTAGACGGATGCGCCCCACGCGGGCACTGCCCCAACGCCGGGTATAGTCACGGAGCCAGATGTAGTCCGTCATCTCGTAGATGTGCTGGCCCATGCTGCGGTATGGAGCGAGATGGGAACGAGCCATCTCATTGGACTTCTCGATAGCCACGCCTGAGGCGGTGATCGGTGCCTGCCCCGTCCATGGGAAGGTGGCCCGTTGGTACACATCCTGAAGGAAGTTCATCAGGATCGACGCCCCCGCAAGTTCAGGGGTGAAGGCGTGGGGGTAGGAAACCTGCTCTCCCGTGCGCCGCTGGATGGGCCGCCCCATCTCGTCTGGTTCCAGGGTTGCGGAGCCGCTGGCAGAGGTGATCTCTGGTGTCGCCTGTCCGATGCGTGCGGCCTCGACCTCTTGGAGAAGTGTGGAGACCTCCCGGTTGATGGCGTCTTGGACGCCCTCGATGGGAGCCAGGATGCCTTGGCCCATCTTGGCCAGGAGCATGTTGGCGTCCTTGACGTACGCCTGTGACAGCTCTACACCTCCAACCGGCCCGACCAGGTAGGGCAGCTCCTCGAATCCACCCCGTTTGGAGTCTGTGCGGCGGTTGGTCGGCTCCTGGAGACTGAGCCAGGCCATACTCTCCGTCTGGGGCCATGAGGAGATGGAATCAGAGGAATGGGATTCGGCAGCGACATATACGCTATGCATGATGTCCGGCTTACCTGGGGACTTGCGGTTCGGCTTTGCCTCCCAGTGGTCGAGGATGAGGGTTATCTCGTCGTCGTCGCCGTCAAGGTTGGGCTCGTTCCAGCCGTTCACCGCAGCCATCTCACGGAGTGCCCCCAGGGAGTAGTAGTAGGAGTGGTCCACGGCGGAGAGCAGGCCCTGGTGCCCGCCCCATTCGGGGAAGACGCTGGCGGGGTCGAAGAGGTCGGCCACGGGCATGGGTTCCTTGGTCACCGGGTCCGGGATGAGAGCGGTGAACTGGGCGTACCAGCCGGACAGGAGCATCATGGCCATGACACGGCGTTGGTGGGCCGTCGTGCCCCGTTGTATCTGGAGCCAGTCCACCTTGCGCCACATGCCTGCCAGGAACTTCTCCCCACTGTTCATGCGGCCCCGTTGCAGCCTGTCCTGACCGGAACTGGGGATGCGGTCGATGTGGCGGTTGCGGGTCAGGATGTAGATGCCAAGGTCTACGGCGTTCCTAGCGTCCGGGGTTGCGATGGTGCTCATGCCGGGTTCTGCGTAGAGGTCTTCGACGAAGTAGAACTGATACCAGCGACGGATGGACTCGTTGCGGTCTTTGTAGCGCCTAACCCGCCGTTGGTAGCCCTTGATGACGGGGTTGTTGGTGACAGTGAGTGTGGTCATGCTACCGTCTCCCTGCCCTGAGATAGCGTGGGATGAGATACTGCTGGTCTCTGTCCCGCCGCTTCTTCTGGAATGGCGGTGCGGCCTGTGCCTTGGCGGGGTGACAGAGGAGGTCGGCCATGAGGATGTCGAGAACGGCGGTGTCGTACCTGCCGTTCCCCTCGTCCTGAAGGGAGAGGTACTGGCCGATAAGCTCGGCGTCCCAGGAATGCCACCCGCCGGTCTGCATTGCCGCAAGAACGAGACTGACAAGGGCTGGCTTCGTCCAGGCGTTGGTAGGGAAGCCCAGCCGCATGTCTCCCGCCTGGTCCCCGACGCCCATATAGGTGTAGACGGGGCTGTAGGCGTGGTGGGTCGTTACCCTTTCCATGACTCCCCAGCCGTGGTTGTTCCGCTCCCAGCCGACCAAGGCGTCATTGTACCACCTGCCAAGCCAAACGAGGTAATCGCCGAATGTCCCTGGGTCGATATGGCCTCGGATCGTGGCGCAGTGCGCCCAGTCGGACATCCTCCTGACCACGGCGGCGGACAGATGGCTGGTTCCCAGCCCCTCGGCGGGGTCCCCCATAATGACGTAGGTCTCCGATGTGCTCGGTGGGAGCCAGACGCGGAGCATCTGACTCGGAGGGCTGCTTGGAGGCATGGAGAGGCCGGATAGTGGCTCTCGGGCGCGTGCGAGGAGGGTCCTGATGTACTCTGACGGCATGACGGGTTCGCCGCCCAGCGTCCAGCACGTCCACTTATCTTCCAGGTAGGTGCGCCAGAACGTATCGATGCTGTTCGATTCCACGATCATCTGGCGACGCCACTGGAGCTGTGCGTCGGTCAGGTCGTTCCCGATGCGGAGAGTCGCCTCCCCATCGTATGTCCAGCCGCATTGCGTGAGTTTCGCGAGGAGACTGGGGTTCGGTGTCTCCTCGAACCCCTGGGCCTCATACTCAGGGACTTGGAACCAGTAGTAGACGTGGTAGGTATAGAAGTCCTCGTTGTTATCGGCGGATAGGCAGAGTTCGTGCCAGGGGCTGCCCCAATAGCTCGGGGTGGACATATCGACGATGCGCGAATCGGCGGGCATCCCCAACAATACCTCCCGCGACGCTTCGACCTCCTCCTGCTCCCAGTAGCGTATCTCGTCGCGGGCGGCACGGTTGACCGTCTCACCCGCACCAACGCCCTCGCTCCCTGACGCACTGAAGTAGATCGTGCTGGTGAGGCCGTCAGGGAAGTCGAAGGATAGCTCGTGGTTGTTGGAGACCTTGATGGGCGGCTTCAAAGCAGGGTCGGTGCCATCGTAGAAAAGCTGCGCCCTTCTGCGGTGCGGGGTCAGTGTCTTTTCTTCGGGTTTCTGGACACTGAAGAGGGCGTTGATGCCCGGAGTGAGCATCGCCTCGCTCACATAGTCGGCCAAGACGATGGTGCTCATGCCCATCTGCCTCGGTTTGGCGTGGCGGTCCCGGAGTGTCCGGGTGTCCCAGTATTGTCGTTGGACAGGGTTCAGGATGAGGGGGTGGATACGCCGGTCTTTCCCCACGACCTTGAACTGGGACTGGATGAAGTCCAGCCGTCCAGGGCCTGCAAGGTAGCGGGCCTGGCCGAGCAGATGCTCGTTCGCTGCTTGGACCATCTACTTCTCCGCGTAGGCGAAGCCTTTATACGGTTTGATGATCTCGTTCAGGTACTTCCCCTTGCTCTCCGACTCCTCGAAGCCAGCGAACTCCCCTTGCTCGACCTCGAAGTAGACGGCCACCCGCCCGCTCGTGAACTCCACCTCCAGGTGTCGGGTGACCGGGTCGTACCCCGCAGAAGATATCTGGCTGGACGTGACCGGCTTCCTATCCATCTACCGAACAGCCCCCAACGCACATATGTCCATCGAGCTTTACTTTACCACGAACTCCAGTCCGTTTCATGTGACGGATACCCCGTCTTCCTTGAGCAGGTCGATTGCCCGGACACCCATCGCCCCCGTCCTTCCAGGAATGACCGCGTGCGGCGGAGCGTCCACCATCCGGTAGACAGCCTTCCCGTCCCTCCCCACCGAGGTCTGTATCGTCTTCCCCCCCTGCCAAAGGCGCTGTAGGTACTCTACCACCTGCTGGGACTTCAAGGCGTAGACGTTGTGGAGGTCCATCCTCCTGCGCCTCTCCACTCCCTTCATCCCCCTGAACTCCAGGAAAGCCAATTCCTCCAACCTGTTATTCCCTGTCGCCGCATAATCAAGGATGTTATTCCCGTCTAGCTTCGGGCTAGCTTCACCCAGAGCATCTTCCCTCTTATCGTAGGGAATAACATTACGATGCTCCAGCGCTGGGAGGGGAGGGGAGGTCTTGCGTCTCCGACGCATCTGTCCCCTCTGGTATTCGTTCCGTCTCTCACGGTCTTTGTACGGCATCACCCCATCACCCACACCCCATCATCTACCACTCACCACTTACCATAACAACCGGAATGTCGAACAACTATCGTATTTCTCCGTGGCGTCTCTTACCACCCCCATACTAGCGAGCGGGCGGGTTGCGGGGGGGTATGCGGGGGGGTAGGCGAGGGCCTAGGCACCCGGAGGCTCGTGGGTGGCATCGTCATTTTTAGGTGGCCAGATTCCGCCAAGCGGCGCGGGTTCCTGCGAAACTTGCACAAGCAATTGTTGGAGGTTGACGGTAGCACCAGGCTGGGCGTCAGACACGAGCCCAGCGATGCGATAGAGGGCGTCACGTCGGTGACCCTGGGCCGTCACCATGGCCGCCGTATCGCCGTTGGGGGCGCACGCAGCCTCGACGTCACGTTGTACCGCTGACATTGAAGC